ATTTGCACCATTTTCTATTAACGAATCTGCATTTTGTGTGCCGTCGGGAGATGTTGTTGTATTTGCAGTTACACTTGCGTTTGATTTTGTCCACGCAGCGTTGTCAAAAGACGAACTATAAGTCAAGAGGTTTGTCCTCTGCGGTTCTACTAACAAACTTGGACAAGTACCGTTTGAGTAGTCAAGACGTGGTATGTTAAGGCGTGTTTCCGTCTTTTGGTAGGGGAGGGCGGTTGAGCCTTCGACGAGTTGTGCTCCCCAAGCAAATACGCTTCGTGTTCCCGTTGTTGACGTTGTATAAGTTCCCGTTGTAAAAAATCCCGAAGTATATGTATTTGTTAGCGAAACACGAAACCAACCATTTCCTACGTTTTCAATACTACCCGTTCCTATCGAAGCGGTAAAAGTTCCCGCACTAAAATTAATTTCACCCCTTGCAGCAAAGCCAATACCAATCTTAAAAAGATACGCTTCAATTAAGTTAGTTCCGTTGTTCTTTAAATATACCGAATAAGTAAAAGTTCCATTTGCTAAAGTTAATCCATTAAGATTGTGTACGTTTAATTCATTACTCGCAGTAGCAGTGAATGTATCCGCAGTCAAAGTTCCATCGGGCGCAGTAGTCGTATTGGAAGTTATGGTATTTCCAGTTTCTCCAACCCAATATGCGTTGCTAAAGTCTTGGCTATATTCAAGCAAATTATAAGGCACTAACTCAACCAACCCCGCAGAGTTAACTCTTGTAGCAGTTGTTGCTCTGACAACGGACATATCGCCCGAACCATCGGAGGGAATAACGGAATATAATTTGCCCTCCTTATATCCGTTTGGTGTTACAATTAAAGAGGCTGTATCTAATAGGCTCATATATCAAATTGGTTTAATGTTAATTCAAGGCAAGGCTCTGCCTCCAGGACTCCACCCTCGGCATTGATTCTCGCAATCAGTAGGTCAATTAGGTCGGCTGTGTTCTCAATCTCCATAGCAAGTGCCTGAATCCAGGAACCGTTGACTGGAGCAGCCGCACCGAAGTCCTCAGCCAAGGATTGAATCCATGCCTCTCCAAGATCGTGATTGACATCAAAGAACTCGCACAGTGCTTGGAGCCATGACCCATTGACCGTTGCTGTGATTCCATAGTGAAAGCAGATTGACTGCCAAAGTGACTCATTGACCACCGACCCATTGAGGTCATGCAGTATGGTATGGAGCCATGATTGATTGTATATTGCCATACCCTATGTTGCAGATTTGATGCCAAGTGTTTAGAAGGCGAAGTATGAGTCATCGGTATAGTACTCCTGTCGAATGTGAGTGGTCGCATAGCGGATGGCATCCATGGCATCATCGTACAGCTTGACAGGTTCATCCATGATGAGATCACCGACCTTTTTCCATTTGTAGTTTTCGTATTCCTTTTTGACTCTCGGGTCATCCTGACACCACACACCGAATGTCTTAATGTTGTCGATACCTTTCTTGACCACCTTATTTGCATTCATCACATCATACCCAGCGTTGTTCATCTCGGCAATGATTTCAGGTCGAGCGTAGTCAGCCACGATGGTCACATACTTCTCGATGCTCAGCTCATCCATTCGAGCAATGAGGTTGGTGGTGGTCAGGTAGGACTCATAGATGACAGGCTCGATGTAGATGTCATTCTCGCAGTGGTACACCCTTATCAGTGCTGTGGGATGGTTGTACCCGAAATCGATTCCATATACAAAGTTGACGAACCGAGCGGGTCGATGCTTCACAAAGGTCCAATTCGAATATATGTTCGACTTACTGATTGCCTTCTCACCAAGCGCATAGATTTGATACAGTGCCTCATCGGTGCGCTTGAGGTCCTCAATCTGACGCTTGATGCTGTCGGGGAGGAATGGGTTGTCCTTGTATGTTGACTTGATGATGATGCTCTCCTCCATCGGTAGGTCATACAACCAGGATGATGACTCACTCGGGTTGTAGTCGAAGATGAGCTTTGACTCGGTCCTCATGTTGAGCTGCTGAAAATCTTCAAACCATAGTTCGTTGGCTTCATTGCACCATCCCACATCCCGCTTTCGCCCTCGTATCTTCTGCTCATCATCCACCGAAAAGAACTCCACGATGCTGCCATTCGGGAAGGTGTAGATGTGTTCAGACTTGTTGTGACTGCTCACCTCATATATATCCATTGCCTTCATGATTTCAAAAAAGTCACGCATCACTGTTGCCCTGAGAGCTGGGAATGTTTTGCGCACCACACTGACCACTTTGTTGGGGTGCTGGATGCAGTACACAATAATCATCTGACACAGGCTGTATGTCTTGCTTGATCGTGAGCCACCCTCATTGATGATGAACCTGAGGCTCGGGTCAGCCAATGCAGTGTAGTTCTTTTCGAAGATGACAGTGCTGTCGATTGTGATTGCAGCCATACGCAAAGTTTAGGCAATAAAAAAGCTGTACAAGAGTTTTCTCTTATATGACAATTTGACCACTAATATACTAAATATATCTATTCAGTAGGTCTAATAATATTAACTTTCACCTCGGAGATACTTTGCCCTCCACTGGTGATGTCAGTTTTCTCAGTCAGTCCATTCAGACGTTGAGTGATGGATGGGTTGTATTGTCCAGCCATGCCTCCCTCGATTTGGTCTTGCTTGATGTTTGCCTCTATCGTGCGGCAGATTGTGGTATACGCTGAATATCTCCCATCGGTATTTGCAAAGTAATCTTCCACACTCTTATGCTTATCAGCTGCAAATGCTCTGAAACCGACCACAGTAAGCGGTCTCTCAAGCGGTACAGGGACAGCTTCACCTGTCTTATTGGATAGCTGATAAAGATATCGAGGATTGTCCTTGCACCATTTTCGGTACTCTTGGAACAATTGCCACATATCTTCGGGTGTTTCTATATTTTTAGTTCTGCCCATTAGATTAGATTTAGTCCTTTTAGTTTAGATTCTGCCCAATCAAGTCCTGTCTTGCCACCCCATAGAAGGAATGAAACGTATCCACAGTCCTCAGGTGCTGAATCATCAAATGTTGGCTCTGCTCTGCTGAGATATGAGTACATCCGTTTGATGGTATCGACTGAGATTGGTTCTTTGTTTGCGAGTTGTTGACCTCTGACCTTCCCGACTTGTGTGGCACACTTGTTCCCCAGCTCCTCATTGAGTTCAATCCCTCGTCTTGCGTTGTTGCGCACTGAATCGGGATAGTCGCTGTATGAGTCCTCAGCAAATGCGTGAAGGTACTTAGATAGCGGTGTCATTGTTTCTATTCCTTTTGCTTTCTTTCTTAGCGACTGCATTGACTGGTCTTTTTCGTTTTGGTTTTGGTTCAACTGCTGGAGCTTCGACTTGCTCATCTGCCTCAATACCTTCATATCTGATAGGCTCAGGCACTGTTGCGGTCTCTGCTTCCTTTTCAAACAGGTATCCGAGTCCTATGGTGACATAATATCGGTACTTGCTGACATCTATGTTGTCAACAATGATGGTTTTGTTTCCGAGCGATGTCCTTTTGATGATGGTCTTGCCCTGAAATTCGGTTTTGATTTTCATTGTATATGATTTTTAGGTTGTTTTTTATCTCTGTAATTAGGTAGTGAGCCGATGTCGGTGGGATATCAAAGTACTTCGCCATTGATCGTGCTGTTGTATATCCATCATCGAAGTAAGCCTTCGCCACTGTTATCTTTACATTGTCGGTGAGTGAATCTCGGTATATGTCCACGCATGACTTCCATCCATGGTATTCCTTCTCGATATTTATCTTATCAATAAGGTCAGTATCATCAACCATCACATCAGGAACAGCTGTTTCATTTGCTGCCATGCGCTCCTGTCGATTGGTGTCCAGGTTCTGCCACATCACTTGTCGCTTGATTGAGTTCATCATCAGTCCCTTGACATCGGGGTCGGGTCCTGGGTCCTGTATTGATGTGCAGTGAAGGTATGCGTTGTTGATGACAACATCGGGATTGATGCGTGGATTGTACTTGGAACAAAAAAACCGAGCGTATCGAAATAGCTCGGCATAGTGCCTGGTGATATATCGGTCAAGAGATGCTTTCATACCAATTAATGAAGTCCTTGTACCATATTTTTCGCCTCACCATGGAGCAGAAACATTCTCGGTCTGACTTTGCCTGGACTCGCTCCTTGATTTTCTTGAGTGGGAGCAGTGCTTTCTTGCTGAAGCGGTGCGCATCATCCATCGCAATCACTGTTGCGATATATTCGATGTCAGTATTTGTCAGTCCTGTGTCCATTGAGTTATTAAATAAGCCACCATTGAGACGAGTGCGGCATATACTATGTTGCCTGTGAGTATCAAAGTGGTCCAAAATGAGGTACATTTCCAGCACTCAAATGATGCGTGAACAAACTGCATGAATTTTCCCTCAAATCTCATAAAGATATAATCAATCAGCCAGTGAAGAGGTTCGAATTTAGCGATGAGCCATCCGATTGCGAGTCCTGTGATTAGTTCCATAGATCAAAGATAAAAGAAATAATCAGAATAATACTAACAACTGACATCAGTATCATTGTGCCGATAGCTGCCATCTCTTCTCTGCGGTGGTCTTTGTTTAGTTTCATTGTTCTTGTTGTTTAGTTTACATTTCGTTTTAAGATATGTGGCAATTTTTACCCCTTATCCTTGTTTCATACGTTAAAATTTAGATCGTTGTCATTCATTAATTCTCTGAGCTTTGTTCGGCAGTAGTCAGCCATTTCAATCTCTGCTTCGGTGGCTTCTCTGTTGCCAAAGTACCCATGCTTGACTATACCACGAAGGTCTTGGTCAAGGTCGTACATTACATCGTGCCAGTCCTCGCCTTGCATAGCGTTGAGTGCTTCGGCTTTGTGTTCGTATTCAATTGTTATCTTCATCTTATTTGAAATTATGTTCATAATTCTCACTTTCAACCATAAGTTTGTGCCATTCAAAAGCTCTCATTCCTGTGATATGCGAGTCAGTTGGGAAAAAATACTTCCATCCTCTGCTCATGCCATTAGGAATATAGTAAAAAAAAGCCACTGCGACCTTGCCTCCTGTCTTTTTAAATACAACACTGGCTGTTTGGTCTCCTGTTGGAGTAACTCTCTCCACCTCAAATGTCTCATTGTTGTGGTTCATCTCTCGATTGGTGTTTGAATACCTTTGAGCGATTTCCTTGACTTTGGAATCAAGTTCAATTGCGATTTGTTTGTTCATATTGTTTTAATTTTTCGATATAAAGTGTTGCATCCATCAGTTCCTCCTGGAGATGGTTCAACCAATCAATGAAGCTGAGGTCATCACGATCAAGAGTGCGCCCATATTTTTCGATGCCTCTCTCGCTGCGCTCATAATACTTGGCAAGTACTTTGAGAAGTATTGGGTCTTTGATTTGCTGCTCCATCAGTTCAAACTTGCATATTGTGCAAAGAACTCATCAGCACTCACCTCAGATATGTGTACCTCATCTGATACAGTCAGCACAATACAACTACTTATGTTAGGCATCATCTCAAAAAGGTCGTGGACTCTTGCAACCAACTTGTCGAGGTTGTCATTTTGTGTACCAATGTAGGCGATAAAGTACTTCATTTCATTAGATATTTAAATGCTTGAATATAGAACTCCTCACTCACTGACTCACCCTTCATGAATCGGTACAGCATTGAGTAATTGACTGACATATCCTCAGCCATGTGGGTCATCTTGTATCTCTTGACGAGAAGGGACTCCAACTGCTTATGGATGAAGTCCCTGATTGTTTCCCCATCAGAAAGGTAGATCGTCATCGATTTCATCAGTGATTGGTTTTGATGCTGGTGATGTTGATGCGATTCGGATGTCCCATGCGTTAAGTGACACATAGAACTTCCCATTGTACTCACGACCTCGGAGGTCAAACTTCACCTCACACTCTTGACCGACTTTGGCTCCATCAAGGAACTTCACTCGCTCATTGACTGCTTGGAACTGTACCAGCTGTGGATACTTGTCTCCAATACTGAGAACGAACTCAACGAGGTTCATCTTCTCGCTTACTTGTTTGGCTTCACCGATTAGGTGGATTGTGCCTTTTACTTTTAACTCTTCCATGTTCTTGATTTATTTATTTACTAATTGTTGATAATACTCATCATAATACTCAGATGCCAACTTCAATCGCTCAATCATCTGAATCTCTTTATCCTCATCTCGGTCCCAACACAGGACAGTGATTCGTTTCTCGGGGTCAATGTGATCAACTCGGTGCAGCTGAAGATTCTCCCATTCGTTAAGGTACTCATCCCAAGTGGTCACCATGCAGTACACGAGTTCAGCCACATCCTTGTCATACAACATCATGTATGCAATCAGCTGCCACTCATACTCGGATTTATATCCCTCATCAGGTGTTGCTGGAAACGTATCCAATGACCAGGATGTTTTGACATCGATGATTGCATTCTCCAGGACAATATCAGCTGTACCGATGAGATAGTCATTCTCGACTGTTGTCTCATTCTTTTGATAGTCAGTGAAGCGAACTGCATTGAGTAGGGATATAGATTCAAGCTCTTGCTCCCTACCTTTAAAGATATACTTGTTGTTCAACTCGGTAGTGTAATTGTAAAAGTCCTCCTTCGCACACTGTCTGATGTAACTCTTGGCGGTTTCACCCATCTCTGACTTCCCCCTTCCGTTGGTCATCAGCTTCCCGATTTGCGATGGATGCCATTTCATAGGGCAAGTGCTTTGAGTTGAACTTCAGTGAGTGCGTAGTTTGAAACCAACTGCTCTGCTGTGTACTTGCCATTCGCAATGGACTCCACTGCCTTCTCAAATCGAGCATTGTCAATCTTTGGCTTAGATGTTGCTGCCGATGCCGCTGTGTTTCCATCATCATCCACAGCTTGAAGGCTGAGAAGTGACTGCAAAGTACCTCGTCTGAAGTAGGTAACAGCCGCCAATGATTTCTGAGGGTCCACCATTGGCGGTAAGCTCATGAATGACTCAATGTTCTCACCTGTCTCGATGTCGATGATGCGAGTCACCACATCATTGCCAACCACAGGCTGCAATAATAGCAGTCCATGCTCGTGAAGGATTGGCTCCACCGTTGTGAGCAGCGCATTGATATCAGCGTAACTCTTTTTGAAGTGTGGATTCGTTGCATTCTTGGACACCTTGCCAATTTGCTGCTTGGCAGCGTGTAGTTTCTGCCAAATGTTGAGTGTTGTCATCTCTGACTCCTCTGCTTTTTTTCTTGTTGTTGTCATAATTGTGTGTTTTGAATTGTAAAAATAAGCATTTATTTGATTACTTGTGTAAATTCATCATAAAATTTCAGCATATCTGCAAAAGTTTTCACGATGATGTATGTACCACCCGCCTCTTCAATGGCATTCTGATAGTCTTTTTGTGCTTGTGACTGCCTGTCCTTGCCATACTTGACCTCAATCTTCACACTTCTGCCCTTGATCGTGGCTGATATATCTGCTGAACCTGGTGTTCCTGTTCCCTTGGTCCACTGCCCACCAATGGCAACACCATCAGTGCGGTACTTTTTGCGATACACACCCATCGTGTTGATGCGTTCAGCTTGGCATCCATTAAATTGAAGGAATGCAATCACCGACTTAGTCAGTTCATTTGCTGAGTTATCATTCCAGTGATTGAGTGATATCATCTCAGGCTTCATCGTTGGGTACTTTGCCATCTTGTATTGCAGCTGGAGGTCTTTGAGGATTTGTCGCTCTTGTCGTGTCATAGTTCTT